CACGGCTACAACTACTATGAGGAAGAAGAGGAGATTGTAGGATCCTCCGATCAAAGAGCATACCAACTGAGCCAGAACAAACCCTATCGCCATAGATGATACGTCAATGACATACGCAATTACTCCAAACTTATCGTACCAGGTATTGATAGGACCATCTCGGTCGGCAGTATACCTCCACACAAACAGGCCAGCAGTATCTACTACCGCTGCCGCCGCCAGAGCTGCCATGAGAAGCTTTCCGTCCCAGAATTTACGAAGATCCATTGTTTAATAGAGACAATAGATGTTCGTGGTTCTCGTAGGCGGATACCCCAATCAGCGTGCTGAATTCATGGATATGGCTCAGGCAATCGACGACGATCGGATTATCTGGGTGGATGACAAGAAATCCTTCTACTATATCGCCGATCTGTTCATCTACTTTGGCGGTCTAGCTCCTACCCCCGCCGGAAAACTCATCATCACCTGGAGCGGAAACCATCTGGAAACCATTCACCGAGTCTACAAAACTCTTGGGGTATAATAATGTTTAACATCCTCTGGGTATTTGGAGGATTTCTCGTAGGCATGATTGTGACCACCATTTTCGTGCCGCCGCGGACAAAGAAGAAGATGGTCCCTGATGTTCAGAACCCCTCTATGGTGTTCCAGAACCCCGAGATTGAGAACGGATGCTTCCGAGCCATAGCATACCCTGTCCAGTGCACCGACGGCATTGATTTTCTGAACATGTAAGCAATGAACGTCGCAGCAGTTCTAAAGAAACCTGAAGCCAATTTCTTCTTTTCGTTTGTGGTGGGTCTGGGCCTTGCCGTCCTGATGTTCCATCGCCCTCAGACTGAGATAGAAGTGTCTGCGATCCCTCCTGCCAAGCTGAAGGAAATGGTGTCGCGTGTGGACGGCAAGTGTTATCGCTTCAAGGTGGAGGACGCGTCCTGCCCGGCACCGAGAGTTTCGCTTTAATAGATACAAATGGATGCCACGCCTCTTGACCAGCTGATGCCCCCGGGAGGATCGCAGCAGCCGGCGATGGCCCTGCCCTCCGCCACAACATACCCGCAGATGATCACCCCCGGAACATCTTCGGCTATCTACACCCCTCCTCCCCCGACGCAGGTTGCCCCGATGCACCCCGGTGCCGCCAAGAGCGTCCTGAAGTCTATCATGACCTACGTCGCGATCTTTGGAGCCATCTTTGTGATCTCGCTGACCCCCGTTCAGTCCCTGTTTCTCCGCTACATCCCGAACGCGTATTCGGGATCCGGCGTGGTCTCCCTGACGGGTGCTGCGTGTCTCGCTGGTCTGGGAGTTGTCCTAGTGTACATCCTCCAGGTGCTCCTCCAGCCCCTCATCTAGTATAAATCGGACTGGTTTATGTCTTGAAAGAATAGTAAGTATAGATGCTCCAGGCGATCTTAGATAAGAATCGCCACCGATCTCGCGGACCCGTATACGATCCAATCGCAGCTGTGTTTGATCGCATTCTTCTTGGTCCCGGGATTCACCTGACCCCCACCTTCGTTCGCAGTCATCAGGTCACCCATATCGTCAACTGTGCAGAGAAGTCTGCCTGTCCGGCGTGGGCGTCTACGCACGTGGGTCCCTCTGCATACATTTCGCTGGGAGCCGATGATGTCGTGGGATTCCCGATCATTCGGGACTACTACGAGACCTTTGAAAAGGTGATGGACATGTTTCTGCGTGAACCCGGGTGCCGGTGCGTGTACGTCCACTGCCAGGCGGGAATGAATAGGTCGGCAACGCTTCTGGCTGCCTACCTCCACAAACGGTTCGGGATCCCGATGGAGAAGGTCGTGGAGGTCATGGCCAAGCAACGTCCGTGCGTCATGACCAATCCGAGCTTCGTAGAACAACTGGAAGAATTTGGATCTCGCGGAAAGAATAAGTAATGTGGGCATCCGTTCAGAACGCTATCACATCTGCCAATGACGATCCTATGGGAGCAGGAAATGCGATTCTAGACAAGGCTCTGGGTCCGTCATTTGATTACCTCCAGACCATCAAGTCGCCCGCCGAGTTACATGTTAGCGACGATGGATCGATGAGCCAGGTCGGAACGAACGCGAACGCCATCGTTACCTATGTTGACAATATCATTACAGGGCCCAAGAGTGGCAATCAGTTTTTCAAGGATACTGGCGGAATGTGTCGTCTGGCCGGGTCAAAGGATGATAAGGGAAACGATAAAGGCGATGGACCGGTAGTTCCGCGGTCAACATATACCAATAACCTGCTAGGAATGGACGATGCTGCGGCTGTTCTGGGTGATAGTTTTTCCAAGGCGGTAGAGGGAAGCGGATTTGACGGTATTGTTCCCGCAATGGGCGGTGATATTGCCTCCATGAACGCCCTGAAGTTGATGAACGGACTGGTTCTGGATGGGGTTCCACCGTGTAAGGCGTATACTTGCCCTGTGACCGATATTAAGACGGGAGTCCCGCAGGGAAACGAAACAAGGTTCCTGACATCCCAGCTGGAATTCAATATGAGACCGTGTCAGGTGGCATCTGCGGATGCTGCGAACGGTTTATTGGCCAAAGTCCAGGCAGAGCAGAAAGCCGCAGCCAAGAAAGCGGAGGAAGATGCCAAGAAAGGGCAGGCACCGGGCAAGAAAGAGAAGGTCAAGGGAAAGTTGGGGACCCCAGAGACGTATGCGAACTTCCAGGATAATCTGTACCAGGCTCCTGTGCCAGTTGAGTATATTGACCCTCTATCCTACTATACGCTCGGTGCAGCGGTTCTCGTATTCCTGGGATACGTATTGATGAAATAACTTACAGGTGAAACTCGCAGGGACAACAATGTCCGACGTATTCAAAGTCAAGAAGGCGAGGGACGGCGGAGGATCTAAAGGTAGGGACCAGATCGGTACTCTAGACTCTCTGCACGAAAAGTATGTGGATGAACTCCATACGGGAGCATCGGAGGAGTCGGTGCGTGAACTGGAGGAGAGGCTGGCGGAGGTCAAGAAGCAGATGAAGGGTCCGTTCAGCCCTTTTGTCTACGAAGACGTGATGCTCCAGTCTAAGCTCCAGGCGGAGCACGATACCCTCGTGCAATCCATTGACGATGCCCGTGAGAAGCGGGATATTCAACAATATTACCTGGACAGCGGAGACCTCATGCTGGATTACTATGCTCCTCCCGGCAAGAAGACCACGTCCAAGGTAGATTTCGGTTCCAGGATCCCCGGAACGTTTGACAAGCTGTTTTCGGTGACGGAGACGTCGGCGGGGCCGTCCAAGAAGAAGATGTTTGACGAGTACCTTTCCCGTCGCGGTCTGTCCAACGGCCTGAACATCGCCGAGAACGCGGACAATATCAAGAAGATGGCCGAGCACTGTGCCCCCTGCAATATCCCCCGCGAAGAGATCACATCCGAGGGTATTCTGGTATGCCCGAAGTGCGGGTCGGAAGAGTATGCCCTCGTAGTCTCCGACTTTCCCAGTTTCCGCGATCCACCGAAGGAGCGGAACAATTACGCGTACAAGAAGCAGAACCACCTGAACGAGATCCTGAATCAGTTCCAGGCTAAAGAGAGCACGGAGATCCCCGACGATGTCATGAACGAGGTGATCTGCGAGATCCGGAAGCGACGCATTGATAATATCGCTCTCTTGACGGAGCAGAATATCCGTGAGATTTTGAAGAAGCTGGGTCGGAACCGGTATTACGAACACGCAGCCCATATCCTCTCCCGCCTCAACGGCAATCCTCCGCCCACGATCACCCCTGAGATCGAGGACAAGATCCGGGCTATGTTCCAGGAAGTGCAGGCACCGTACCTCCTGTACTGCCCCGACGAACGCCGGAACTTCCTGTCGTATTCGTATATCATCTACAAATTCCTGGAGCTGCTGGAGCTGGACGAGTATAAGGTCCACTTCCCGCTTCTCAAGTCCCGCGATCGGCTGATTCAGCACGACACGATCTGGAAGAAGATTTGTGAGTACTTGCAATGGGAATTCATTCAGTCTATTTGA